TCAGTCCTAGTGACTACACTTCTCCAGATTCCTATTTTTCTGATGCTCAAGCTGTCGCTCTGATCAAGAAGAACCCATGGTATATGGATACTTCTGCCAGTGCTGCCGCCACCGCATTAGAGAAATTCTTGGAATGCGAAGAAATCTGTCGTCTAGTTAATAGAGAACTCCTCCCTGCAGCTCGAAAAGATTTCGAAATGCGATCGGTCTTAGAGACCGCTCGGCAGTATTGCCAAGGGATTTTAGGTAGTTTCTATCTTTCTGAACCCGATTTCGGACCCGGAGCTACTATGGCTCTGCTCGGCAAGGATAGCGATTTAATCGCTAAACTTGGAACGATACCGGAATGTACTGCTATCGCTCATTTAGACGTCTTATCCTTACTTCTAGATAAGATGCCTCACTACTGTATTTCTTCTGGTCTTGTGACTAGAGAAAGAGGTAGTGTGAGCCTTAGCACAACTAAGTTACCTATTGTTACTGGAAACCGATTTGCTACCGTACCGAAAGATACGACAACGGATCGGCCTATCTGCATAGAGCCGTTAGGTAATATGCTTATCCAGAAGGCAATCGGTTCTTCTATCAAGAGCCGTTTGTATTCTAACATGGGTATCAAGTTGGATGATGTGCCAGATAAACACCGGTATATCCTCGCAACTTGGTCCAATAGAAAATACGCAACTATTGACCTTAGTTCTGCTTCCGATACAGTCTCATACTCAATTGTTAAATTCCTGTTACCACCTGATTGGTTTCAGGCCATGGATCGAGCACGTTCTCATTACACTCAGATGCCTGACGGGCGTCTGCTTGAAAATGAGAAATTTTCATCCATGGGTAACGGGTTTACTTTTGAGCTTGAGACGATTATTTTTCTATGCTTAATGTTATCTATTCGAGAACATTATGGCGAGAGAGAAATGATCGTTTCTGTATTCGGCGACGACATTCTTATCCACCCTGCTTTGTTCGAGAAGGCTCAGAAAGTTCTTAAGGCTGTTGGGTTTATCCCGAATCCTAAGAAATCTTTCTGTAAGTCTCCTTTTAGAGAGTCTTGCGGGGACGACCGCTGGGAATTAATCCCAGTGCGCCCAACCTACATTAAAGAGGTGAGTAAGAATGAAACAGAAGCCCTTTACTATATGGCTAATCGAATCAGCGAAATATCTCGCCGCGTCACTTTTAGTGACTGCCGTGATTCTCGCTTTATTCGGTTACTTTCTAGTATTACGCAACGGATACCTAAACACCTACGGTGCTTTGGCCCTGCGTACTTCGGGGATCAGGTGTTGCCTAGTATCGGAAGATACACAGCAATGTCTGACCCAAAG